TTTAGCCATATCAACTACACGAATAAAGTTCTCTTTACCGTCTTTATTAGTGGCAGATCGAGCGATATTCATTGCGAAGTTACCGTTAGGTAGTTCACGGATCTTACCGTAGCCTTTGAGTTCATCGATACGGTCTTTAGCAAACTCGAGTTGGATATCGAATTGCTTTGCACCGAAAGGATTCTCTTCAGCTTTGTAGACTTTAGCGTAGTTAACTGATACGTTACGGATGATTGTTTGCATGATAAACTCCTTTACATGCTTGGTTAGAGACATGAGTGTCTCGAAAGATAGTCCCAAAGTGGAACTATCTTAGGCGCTACTCATGGTTTTGGTTATCGAGTGCGGATTCAAATACTTCGGTTAGCTCTTTCATCATAGCTTTGGCGAAACTAGTGTCGTAGTTTACGGCATCAAAGGCTTGCTTATATAATAGCTTTTGAGGGTTGTGTTTTAGTTCATCAAGTTCTCGTTTAAGCTCTTTGTTTTCTTCGAATAGTTCGTTGATGTATCTTTGCATTTCGTTATAAGACATTGGTGACTCCTTGGAAAATGTTTCTAATTCACTTGGTTTACCTAACGATCTTCGGTCTAACTCTACTAGGTCTGCTTGTTTAATTAACTCAATAGGTACTAGCTTGTTATTTTGTCGGTATAGATAAGCTAGACCTACAATTCTTTCTAGGTAGTGCATTTAAATCTCCTTAACCAGCATTTAGCACATAGCCAGTAGGTTGCAAAGTCAGTTGCGTCTGACGGTGAGTCACAATTGTCACATTTTGGTCTTATATTATGTATATGCATATGATTGTCCAGAGTAAGATTGATTCGATCATTTAGTCCTCCTTTGGTTCATATTATCACACATAAGGACACACCACCACAGGGAATACTCCACGTAAACCCAGAAGTATTCCCAAAGTGGTCCTATTTATGCCCCTGTAGTGTTCATTGACTGTATTCTGTCTTGTTCAGAGTACCACTCAGAGAGAATTTCTTGGAAGCGAGGAGTTTCTCCTGGACCTGCGGCTTCTTCACAGAGTTCAATGTATTTATCTCTCATTTTCTTTTCAAGACGTTTGTCAGGGTGATATATCTCGCTTATTTCTAAGCCCATTGTCATAGCCTCTTCTGCCTCGATAGCTATTTGTTCATCTTCTCTTACCTCTCTGTCTTGTAGTTCTACTGAAATGTCCTGCATGAGGTTCTCCAGTTGTCTGTTAGACATATCTTTAATGTTAAGGTTACGAATAATCATCACTTTGTTCCTTTCGAGTACTGTTCGATACGCTTCTTGTTCGCTTCAACACGTATCTTGTTGGCTTCTTTCTCTGCCCATTCTTTCAGCGCAGTTGTTGCTAGTCCATTCCACATAATACACTCCTTGTGGCTGTTGAGGATACAATTATCCTTTAGGATAGCACCCCTTAGAGTGCTACCCAGAAGGCGAATTGATTACAGGTTAAAGCCAGTAAGCGCAGAAGCACCAGCAGGCTTTATGCCGCAGAAGAAGTTAGGTGAAAACACCGCACCACCACGCGAGCTAATCTTGTTTGGTGTAACTGCTGTACACACAACAATCTCGACTTGATTGGCATGTGCTTCACGAAGAGCATTGATAAATGCCTCCGGAAAGAAACCACCAAAGACATCTGGCTTACAAGTAAACTCTGCACCAGTATCTAGCCGGATTTTGATGTTGCCAGCTACAGAACCTGCAGCTACAATCTTGCCAACTCCTTGTTGGTTCCTCCAGACAACCGTAGTAGGCTGTCCGTTAAGAACCGGGTTGGAAGGCACGAATGTAGCAAGCTCCTGTGCTTGAGTTGCAACAACAGTCATTTGATTAAACTTACCCATAGCTAATCTCCTTGTACTAGGGTGTTAGGGCATGATTGCCCACAGGACAGAAGTGTCCTCTCGGATAGTCCTCGGAAGGACTACCCTGGAGGCTACTCTATTATTGTGAACTTAAGACCCGTTGCTTCGCCAAACATAGCAATAGCAAACTTAGTCTTAGGATCTTCAGGAGGCAATTCTTGAATAAAATCAAGAAGGCCATGAGCATCCTTTTCAACAGCTAACTTAAACAAGTGAGCCATGGTCTCATCGTACTCAACAAACATAACAACTCCTTCAGTTAAGGGAAGCCAACAGCGGCAACCCACGAGGACGCTCGGCAAGGGAGGAAACCAAGCGCCCACGAGGACAGCCAAAAAAAAAAAAGACCCCCGAAGGGGTCTTTCTTGTTTTATTTGCAGCATCCTTCAACACCGCATCCTTCACCAGGAGTGTACGACTCCTCATCGGGAAACCCGTAGTATTCCCAATCGGGAATTGACTCAGGCTCTTTTGGTGCGGTTACCACACCTGGTGTGGCTTCTAAGGCAGCACCTAGGATTTCTCCAAGAGTTCTGTCCTTAGCTGGTTCAGCCTCCGGTTCGTCTCCGAACTCGCCAACGCCCCAACCACCGCTGTCTGCATAAGACAGCAAGGCTTTGACCTTGGCTTCGGCCTCACCGTACAAGCCTTCGTACTCCATGTTCCACATGACGTCTATGCAGACGTTAGTGTTACCACGAAGCGCTTTCTCGAAAGCAGCCACGGACTCGCGAATGACCAGTTCGCGCTTCAGCTCGGTCGTTGTCAAATGTTGCATAGCAACCTCCTTGACACAGTAGGACGGGATTGTCCTACAAAAAAAAAAAGACCCCCGCCACCCGAAGGCAGCGAGGGCAAGGCGGGAGGAACTATTTAACGAGGCGAGCGCCACAGCACCAGACGGAGGGATCCCAACGCCCGAAGACACCAAGGGACACAGGCACATCGCAGGACCGCGACAGGCGAAGGCAGTTGAAGAAGGCCGACACAGCATCACGCGGCACAGAGCAAGGCACCCAGACCCAGCGAGACCCGCCCCCAACGAGGGAAACCGAGCAGCCACCGAGAGACCAAGAAGGCACCGAGCGAGACGGGCAACCCGCAGGAACGGGAGAGCCAGCCGCCAACCACGGCCCCAGCGAAGAGACCACGACAGGCGCACCCCACGAGACCGAGCGAACAGGCGCGAGAGAAACGCCAGGGCGAGCGCCGACCCAAAGAGCACCCCAAGCAAAAGAAGAACAGGGAGAAGAAGAAAGAGAAAACACAACAAACCACCAGACACGGCACACAGCCGCAACAAGAAGACGGGAAAGCGCCCGACACGCACAGAGAAACAGGGGGACCCCAAACAAAGAAGGGAACCCAAACCACACACACATCTTTTTAACACACAAAGAAAAAGTATTAGTACCACTTTGGACCTAAACACCCCCTTATAGGAGATATTTAGAGGACAACTAAATGAACAATAAACGTAAACTAGAACTTCTCAAGGAAGCCAAACGTAGAGAAAAGCTAGGGGCATACAAAGATGATTTCGGCCTCTTTTCAAAAGAACAAATTAGGATTATTACAAAGAATGCTTCACAGGGTTTCGTTCCGTTTGAGTTTAACGAGGCTCAGTCTATCGTAAACGGTAAGATTGAAGAACAGCTAGAGGCTACCGGAAAGGTACGCGCAATTATTCTAAAAGCACGCCAGCAGGGTATCAGTACCTACTGCGCTGCTAGAGTATTTTGGAAGACATTCTTCACTCCCTACACTAGGTCAGTTGTGATGGCGCATGATAGCGCTACCAGTGACGCTCTTTTCAATATGTCGAGAAACATTATCGATAACATGGAAGAGCCACCAACACTAAACAAGTCTAATGCCAAAGAGATTTTATTTGAACATAACAAGAGTGGATACAGACTGTATACGGCTGGTGCTAAAGAAGCAGGTAGAGGAACTACTCCTACTATTGCTCATTTATCAGAGGTAGGCTTTTGGCAGTTTGACGAACAAATCCTAGCAGGACTCTTCCAGGGAATCTCTCAGGAAAACGGTACTGAAGTACTGTTAGAAAGTACAGCTAATGGAGCCAGTGGAGAGTTCTATCGGTTATACCAGGGGGCTATGAAAGGTGAGAATGAATACATTCCTATCTTCCTACCTTGGTTTATTACAGATGAATATCGTAGAAAGGCACCAGAAGATCTAGACTTAACAGTAGAAGAATGGGATCTAGTAGAGAAGTATGAATTGGATAACGACCAGCTCTACTGGAGAAGGCTAAAGATAGCAGAGTCAGGGGAGCGAAAGTTCCGTCAAGAGTACCCTGCTAGTCCTGAAGAAGCTTTTCTTGTCTCAGGCAACAGTGTTTTTGACCAAGAGGTTATTAACGGTATACAAGTTATTGCTCCTGACTATGTTAGAGAGTATGACGAGAAAAGTAGTTACTTCGAGGATGCTAAAGAAGGACACTTGGAAATATGGGTACCTCCTTCGTTCGAAGGTAGGTTTATTATTGGTGCTGATGTAGCACTTGGCGTAGGTCAAGACTACAGTACAGCAGTTATTCTTGATAAGGAGAGACGGGTCTGTGCATTATTTAGAGATAACTTCACGGATCCTAGTAACTTTGGTGATATTCTATTCTATTTGGGTAGATACTACAACAATGCCTTACTAGCGGTAGAAAGTAATAGTCTAGGTATTGCTACACTTAATCGACTTAAGCAGATGAACTATGTAAACCTATACTATCAGACTAAAGCAGCTAATCTTCTTAATGAAGAAGGTGGTAAACCTGGTTTCAGGACTACTGTTTCTACAAAACCTATGGTAATAGGAAACCTTAAACGGGCAATTGAGGAAGAAGACGTATGGATTCCCTCAGACGTAATGGTTGGGGAGCTAAGAACTTATGTCTCAGCAGAAAACGGGTCAACTAATGCCCTCCCAGGAAACTATGATGATACTGTTATGGCTCTTGCAATCGCATTTGAAGCCTATAGAACGCACCAGCATAGATTAACTGATGATAATGTCTCTTGGAGAGACAAGGTAGGCCACTTAGTGGAGGAGAATACACAATGGCTATAAGAGGTGATGATAATCATCCAGGACTCAAGAACCTAGTGTCTATTAAAGACAGCGAGATGGCTGAAGAATGGCGCAAAAAAGGGCTTGAGGTAAGACGAAAGAATAAAGAGAAGCG